GCTGTGAAGTTTATCAAAGAACGCGACCGAATGTGCCGCTTTTACCACCATGCCGGGGACTGCTATCAATGCCCCGCAAAAGACTGCGAGTGCAGTGCATTGGAAGGAATGGTTGATGATGACAACATTGTGACCATCGTCGAGGAATGGTCTGCTGCGCACCCGCGCAAGACGCGGCAGAGCGTGTTTTTAGAGCAGTGGCCTAACTGCATGATGGGCAATGACGACGTTGTCAGGATGTGTCCAAGAAATGTTGACAAGATGCATGCCTGCAATGCACCGCTCTTTGCTGGGTGCACCGACTGCCGCCGTGAGTTTTGGATGCAGGAGGTGGAGTGATGGAACGACTGACGAAGCGAGACACCGATGGACAGGCAATGATGGACTGCGAGAAGTGCAAAGCGGATTGGACAGGTAAGCATGGTAAGCCGATGGTTGACTGCACCGCGCTGTACTGCCGCAATCGCCTCAAGGCTCGCCTTACCGCCTACGAGGACACGGGGCTTGAACCGGAGGAAGTTGAAAGGTCTAAACTGGAAATCGAAGCCGGATGCGTTAAAGCAATAGCCAGAACGTACGGAATTGACATCAATCGCCTACGGAAACTGGCCGAGGCCGACAGAGCCGGTCGGCTGGTGGTGCTGCCGTGCAAAACTGTGTTTGAATTGACATGGGACGCTGGGCCTGACTGCGATTTGGTATGCCCGGTATCCATTGACGGGCACGGTTGCTGCGATTTCTGTGACAAGGGTGAGTTGTGTATTTATGAGCGCAAATGTCTACAAGAGCATATAGAGCAAATCGGCAAGACCGTATTCCTCACCCGCGAGGAGGCGGAGAAAGCATTGGAGGCGATGAAGGATGAATGAATTGAAACCATGCCCGTTCTGCGGGGGAATAGAAATTGTCATTCGGTCAGTATCTGGTATCTTCCCAAGGAGTTCGTACCAACGCACATACAAATATATTCAATGTCGGAGCTGCTTTGCAAGAACGGGAGATTACGCTACAAGACCGAGAGCAATCGAAGCGTGGAATAGGAGGGTTGACAATGGCAACGGTTAAGTGTGCGCTTGGTAAGCGTGGGCGCCCGTCCCACGAATGGAACGACGGCGAGAAAGACCGCATCTACTGCCTCGGATGGGTTGACCCGATGACGGATGCTCCATTGCCTGAGTGCTTGGCTTGCCCCGATTTTGTCAACAAGGCGCAGGATGACTTAGAGGCGTTTTATGGGAGGGCTGACAATGGCTGAATACATTAAGCGAGAAGCGTTACTGCTTCGCATAGATTGTCACGGCACGAACAAATTCGGTATGCTTGACGAGGATATAAGAGCCTTTGTAAAAGCGCAGCCCGCCGTCGATGCCGCGCCTGTGGTGCACGGGTTGTGGATGCCTGTTTATGAAAGCGAAATGACCGGATGGGATCCCGCAGTTGCAGGACGCGACCCGATCGGCGGATATATCTGCTCTGCCTGCAAAGAGGAAGCTGTTTACGACTGCAACGACAAGTTTGTTCTGTCGAACTACTGCCCACACTGCGGGGCTAGGATGGAAGGAAGTAATGAGCATGAGACTGATTGACGCCGAGTTATTGGAAGAACAGTTCGGAATTTCCGACGCAGATATTTTAGCAAAAGAAGAAATCCGATACGCCCTCACCGTGGATGCCGTAGTTGTGACACGGTGCGAGGACTGCAAGCACTTCAAGAGCTACGGAACGACGTCGCTACGCATAGATGGAAAAAACATCAAGGCTGGGTGGTGTCATAGACGGGCTCGGTACGACGAGGAGTACAGGATGCCGCCGGACGGTTTCTGCTCCTACGGCGAGCGGAGGGAGGGATGACGGATGATGGGCTATCCATATTTTTCATTGCGCGATTTGCGTAAGATGGAACGCACGTTGGCAGTCTCAGACGCGACGATGGGAAGATATTGCAAACGCACGCAGAAAAAGCGGCGCAAGGATGCAAGGCGGAACGGGAGGGGAAAATGAGCCTGACGGTATCTGACCTTGCGCGTCTCGGGCCTGCGGCACAAAAACAGGTGGTTGAAAAGGTGCTTGCTCAAAAAACGGGCAAGTACCACAACCGCAAAACCGTGCGGCATGGCATTACGTTTGACAGCAAGCACGAGGCAGATCGCTACGATGAGCTGCGGCTGCTTTTGAAAGCGGGGGAAATACACGATTTGAAGCTGCAGCAGACATACAAGCTCGTGGGGGTGCAGAGAACGCCAACAGGAGCCGCTGTGAGGGCAGTAACATACATCGCCGACTTCGTGTATACCCGCGGCGGGAAAACGATTGTAGAGGACGCAAAGGGCTTTAAGACAAAGGACTATATCATCAAGAAAAAACTAATGCTGGAGCGATTCGGCATCTGGGTGGAGGAAGTGTAAATGGCAAATCAAAGCGAAACACTCTGCTGGACCTGTAAGAACGCCTGCGGAAAATGCCCTTGGTCGGGATGCGACAAGGAAACGCGGAAGCTGAAGTGGCAGCCGGTGGAAGGTTGGCACGCGATCAGAACAAAGGTTTTGATGAATTCTTGCGGCGGCGCTCGTAGGCATTACGAAACAAGCTACATTGTCACGGCTTGTCCGCAGTACGAGGTGGGATGATATGAGCTGCTTTAACTGTCAGGAGCGGCACGTCGGCTGTCATTCGACATGTGAGCGATATGCTGCGTGGCTGCAAGAAAAGAAAGAGGCAAAAAGCAACGAAACGGCCAGCGTAGCCGAAGAAAGCGCGATGATCAATTACATTCAAAGGTCAAAAGACCGATACAAACGGAGGGTGGGGAGAAAATGATCGAATATCCCTATTGCGTCTATCCGGCGCTGAAAAAGGTTTTCTGCGAGCGGCAGTACACGCGCCGCCAGCTTGCCGATGCGGTAGGCATTTCCAAAAGCAACATCTGGTGGTGGCTGTCTGGCAACAATCAGCACACCATCGACGTGATCAAAGGCATCCTCAGAGAGAGCGGCCTGACGTTTGAGGAAGCGTTTGGAGGTGCGGAATGAAAGTAGGCGACAAGGTGCGGGCGCAGTTTATGACGGTGCCGGAGGAGTTTCCGGGCAAGGCGCGCGGCGAAAAGCTGTACCCGATCCGCGCCGGCGTGGTGACGTACATCCATCCGCAGAGGCGCTATGTGACCGTGGCGATCATGGTAGACGGCAAGGAGATCAAAGAGAGTTTCCGACCGGAGGAGGTGCTGGCATGAACGCGTTTCCCGAGCGCTTGAAGCGCTTGCGGGAGAGAAAGAGAATAAAGCAATATGTCTTATCTGAACTGTGCGGTCTGCACCGTGACGCGGTGAGGCGGTACGAGGCAGGGGAGGCTACGCCCACAACGGACGCATTGGAAAGCATTGCCGACAAGTTCGGGGTGTCGGTCGATTATCTGCTCGGACGGACGGATAATCCGATGACCGTGGACGATTATCTAAAAAAATTTTGAAAATTCCCCTTTTAAGGGGAAAAATAAGAAAATCCTATGCAAAAATAGAGGCGTGATGGGGCGAGGCTCTTCACGCCTCTGCTTTTTCATCTGTTTCCTCCTCCCTTGATAGCCCGCCCTTCGGGGCGGGCGGTTGAGGGCAATATGCGGCATAGGTGCCCCGTAAGGGGAGACCACAGCGAGTGACGGGGACTTCCCCTGAAGCGCTAAAGCAGGGCGGGACTGCAATGCCGTACCAATCACACAAGCGGGCGAGGAAGCGCGAGAAGTTAAGTACACACAAGCTGTGGCCACAGCGGCGGACAGTTAATCCGCAAAAACAGTGTGCGGCTGATGAAAAGGCGCAGCGCAGTGTGATTGTGCTGGCAGCTCGGAAAGACGAGCACCCACCCCCTCAATGCAGACGTAGCTCAGTCGGTAGAGCACCGCGCCAGGAGGTATGTCGTTGGTTCGAGTCCCACCGTCTGCACCATAGGCGTGACCTCTTGCCTCGCAGCCGCACGGAGCGTAAGCCTGCGGAAGTGGTCTTTCCTGTGCGCTGTACGAAAGCGGCAGGACGAAGAAATTTATGTATTGGCTGGCACCGGCTTTGTAAAGATGAACGGATGCGACCGACGTACCGGCGCAGGGCTGAAAAGTTCCGTGGGATACCGGCATTGCTGCACTCTGCGCGAGTGCCGAGGCGTTCAATGGATGTGGTGTGGTGGCGGCAATCGTATGATTAGGCCGCTGTGTAAGCAATTCAAACAGAGCGCAATGCCGGAACCCTGTGAAAAGACTAACGCCCAATGTGGGCGGCGTTGTAGCCCATCGGGGCGGTTAAAGTCTGCTATGTAAGGCCAAGGGGCGGGGGCTGGTAGCAAATAAATGCGACAAAAGAGGTGGTGGTGAGTGCCATTAACAGCAAAACAAGAGAGGTTCGTGCAAGAGTATCTTGTGGACTTGAATGCCACTCAAGCCGCCGCAAGAGCCGGATACAAGAACGCCGAAAAGGGTAGGCAGTTAGTTACGAATGGTAACGTTTCAGCTGCTATCCAGAAAGCAAAGGCGGAAAGGCAGAAACGGACGGAAGTAACGCAGGACTATGTTATAGAAAAACTCAAAGAAATAGCAGACAAGCCTGCGTCTGATTGCACGGAAAGCGATTTGAAATATGCGAATAAGCTAAAAGCGCTTGAAATGCTGGCGAAGCATACGGGTGTGTTCGACAAGCAAGACAACACAAGCGCCGATTCCGTTGTCAAGGTGATTATCGATGTCTGACATTCGTTTATCCGAGAAAATCGGCCCTGCGTTTTACGATATCGCGCATGATGTTTTTCGTCATGGGCATACGCACTACGATTTCAGCGGCGGGCGCGGCTCGCTGAAATCCTCCACGGTATCAATTATCGTTCCGCTTCTGCTGGTTGGGAATCCGGGCACTCACGCGCTCGTTCTGCGCAAAGTGGCAAATACGATCCGCGATAGCGTTTATGCGCAGTACATTTGGGCAATCGGTGAGCTGGGCATGGCAGCGTATTGGGAAGCAAAGGTTTCCCCAATGGAGCTGATCTATAAGCCGACAGGCCAGAAGATTATGTTTCGCGGTTCTGACGACCCCATGAAAATCAAATCTATCAAAGTGCCATTTGGGTATATCGCGGTGACGCACTTTGAAGAGAAAGACCAGTTTGCCGGACGCGCGGAGATACGAAACATTTTGCAGTCGACCATGCGCGGCGGCTCGGTGTTTTGGAATTTTGAGAGCTATAACCCGCCTATTTCGCGCGACAACTGGGCGAACAAGGACAGTTTGGAAGAGCGCGCTGACCGCCTTTGTCACAAGTCAACGTATCTGCAAGCACCGCCTGAATGGCTGGGTGAGCAGTTTCTTGCAGAAGCGGAACACTTGAAGGAAACAGACGAGCGCGCATATCAGCATGAGTATCTCGGTATCCCGGTAGGGACCGGCGGAAATGTGTTTGAAAATTTGGAGTTGCGGGAGATCACTGACGAGGAAATTTCACATTTCGACCGCATTTATAACGGCGTTGACTGGGGATATTTCCCCGACCCGTGGGCGTTCAACCGTTGCCATTACGACGCCGCGAGACGAACACTATACATTTTTGCGGAAATGACTGCAAACAAAAAGAGGAACAAAGAAACGGCTGATATGTTGATTGATTATGGGCTGACCCGCGATGACCTCATTACCGCAGACGGTGCAGAGCCGAAGAGCGTCGCGGACTATCAAAAGTTCGGCTTGCGCTGCATCAGCGCAAGAAAAGGGCCGGGAAGTATTGACCGCTCTATGCAGTGGTTGCAAGGCTTGTCGAGCATCGTAATTGACAAGGTAAAATGCCCTAAAACGGCAGAAGAATTTATTTCCTATGAGTACGAGCGGAACCGCGAGGGAGAGATCATCAGCGGTTATCCTGATGCAAACAACCACCATATTGATGCGTGCCGATATGCGACGGAATCGATATGGAAAGTGCCCGGACAAAAGGGCAAGAGCGATTATACCCCCATTTGGAACAGATAGGACGGTGAGCGGCTATCAAAACATATAACGACCTTGTAGCGGTCGGTGAAAACGAGCGGGCGCGCATTGAGTTTATCCGCAGCGCGATCAATGACCACAAAGAATCAAAAGAGTACAGAATCGCAAGCGAAGCGCGGTTATATTTCAACAGAGAAAACCCGACGATTAATCACTATCAAAAACTGCTATATGACATGCAGGGGCGCGCACATGTAGACATTTGGGCGGCAAATCACAAATTGGCCAGCTCGTTCTTCCGAATGGCTGTCACGCAGAAAGTATCGTATCTTCTGGCAAACGGCGCGACATTTTCGAAAGAAGAAACGAAGAATGCCTTGCCGGTGGACTTCGACCAAAAGCTGACGAAAGCTGCGCGATACGCAAAAATCGGCGGCGTATCTTACGGATTCTGGGATTTAGAGGATATTCATATTTTTTCTATCCTTGAATTTGCCCCTCTGCTGGATGAAGAAGACGGCGCGCTGAAAGCCGGTATCCGCTTTTGGCAGGTTGCGCAGGATAAGCCGTTGAGAGCGACGCTGTACGAAATGGACGGCTTTACCGAGTATTTCCAGCCAAGCGGCGAAGATATGGTCGTTATGCAACCGAAACGCAGCTATAAGCTAATCGAGCGCAAGGCAGAGGTCGGCGAAACCGAAATTTTCGATGGTGGGAATTATCCGGGATTTCCGATTATTCCTCTTAAAAATGATGAAGAAAGGCTTTCCGAGCTTGTTGGGCGGAAAAACACCATTGATGCGCTTGACCTTGCGGCTTCTAATATGGTCAACAATGTGGATGAGGGGAATCTGATTTATTGGGTGCTTTCCAACTGTGCCGGCATGGACGATTTGGACGATGCCCGATTTATCGAGCGGCTGAAAACCACGCACGTTGCTCACGCCAACGGAGATGACGGCGCAAGGGCTGATGCGCATACGATTGAAGCCCCTTACGAAGGGACAAAAGCCACTATCGAAATGTTGGAAGAAAAGTTATATTCCGACTTCATGTGCTTGAACACAAAGGCGATCGCGGCGGGTAGCCAAACCGCAACGGCGATCAAGGCACGTTATGCAGATCTCGACCTCGATACGGACTATTTTGAGGAACAGGTGATTGACTTTGTGACAGGCCTTTTCAAAATCGCCGGAATTGATGATAAGCCGACTTTTACGCGAAACAGAGATATTAACGCGCTGGAAAACGCGCAGACGCTTTCCGTGCTCGCCCCGTATTTCGATGATGAGTACATGACAAAAAAGGCGCTTGACATCAACGGTGATGGTGACCAGTACGAGGACATGGCGAAGCGCAAGGCGGCGGAAGAGATTGACCGAAGTCTTGCGGAACCGGTCGCGCCGGGGGTGAACGGCGATGGCGAACAGTGACCTCGGGCACAAGCTGACCGACAAGGAGCTTGCAAAGCTGGAGCGGCGTATTGCAACGCTATACCGCGAGGCGGGGGAAGAACTGCAAGCGACCATCGACGCATATTTTGAGCAATTCAAAAAGCGCGACGAGGAAATGAAAGCGCTGATCGGCACCGTGCAGAACGGTAAGGAATGGACGGAGGCCGACTATAAGCAATGGCGGCTCAACCAGATCGGGCGCGGAGAACGCTATCAAGCTATGCGTGACAAGGTGGCGCACCGTGTGACCGACGCAAACGCTGTGGCGGTGTCCTACACCAACGATGCAACGCCCGGTATCTACTCCCTCAACCGAAACTATGCGGCGTACACCATCGAGCAGGTCGCTGGAAACGTCGGCTTTGACCTGTGGGACGAGCAGACGGTCAAGCGGCTTATGGTAGAGCAGCCGGATTTAATGCCATATTACCCGCCGAAGCGGGCCTTGAAGCGTGGCATTGACCTCGAGTACGGCAAAAAGCAAATTACCAAGAGCGTCACAAGCTCCATCTTACAGGGGAAGAGTATTAAGCACATGGCGGACGACCTGCAAAAGCGCATTACCACCATGAGCCGAGATTCCGCCATCCGCACCGCCAGAACCGCCGTGACCGGCGCGCAGAACGCAGGACGCATGGACAGCTACGCGGCGGCGGAGAAGATGGGCATTAAGCTCAAAAAAGAATGGTTGGCTACGCTGGACTTGCGTACACGCCACTCTCATGCCATGCTTGACGGCGAACAAGTGGCACAGGACAAGAAGTTTTCTAACGGTTGCCGTTTTCCCGGCGACCCGCAAGGACCGCCGTGGGAGATATATAACTGCCGCTGTACGCTGATTGCCGCCGTGGATGGGATAGACACCTCATCGGCGCAGAGACGCGCCAGAAACCCCGCTACGGGGCAAACAGAGGTTATCTCGAATATGACCTATGCGGAATGGGAGCGGCAGAAACGCGGGGAGGGGTATTTGCAACGATGAGCGTTACAATCCACGACCACAGTGCGGAGGTTTCTGCCAAGATCAAGGCGGCGCTGCTGCGTGGGCTTGAAAAGTGCGGGCTGGTGGCAGAGGGATATGCGAAAAAGCTATGTACTGTTGATACCGGGCTTTTGAAAAACAGTATTACGCACGCTTTAAGCGGCGAGCCTGCTGCAATCAGCACATACAGCGCAGATAAAGCAAAAGGGAACAAGCCAGTTCAGACCGGCGAATATTCCGGCTCCGCGCCGGAAGAAAGCGATCCTTCAAAGATGGCAGTTTATATGGGCACGAATGTGGAATATGCCCCGAATGTTGAACTATCGACAGGAAAGCACACAGAGGGCGGCAGACCTACAAAGTGGATTTATAAGGACGATAAAGGAACGCACATGACAGGAGGACACCAGGCAAAGCCGTTTTTGAAACCTGCTGCCGCCGACCATGCGGGACAGTATCGGGACATTCTGGAAAGCGAGCTGAAAAATGGATAGGTAAACACCGCGAGGTACAGCGGTTTTTATACAACGTTCGCCCCCGAAGAATTGGGGCCAAGGAAAAGGAGAACGAATAACATGGCGAAATTTACGAGAGCGGAAATCAGAAATATTCTCGGCGAGGCTTGCACCGAAGAGATCGAAAATCGCTTGGTTGCGCTGCATCTGGGCGTGGTTGACCCCCTCAAGGACGATCTCACGAAGTACAAGGCGGACGCGGAGAAGCTGCCCAGCGTTCAGAAGGAATTGGACGACCTCAAGGCGGCAGGTGACGGCGGTTATAAGGAGAAGTACGAGAAGGAACACTCGGCCTTTGAAGCCTTTAAGACCGACATCACGGCAAAGGAGAGCAAGGCGGCAAAGGAAAAGGCCGTGCGTGCTTACTTTGAGAGCAAAAACATCACCGGCGCGAATCTCGACCTTGCGATGCGCGGCTGCGGCGAGGAAATGGCCGCATTGGAGCTGGACGGCGAGAAGATCAAGGACACCAAGAGCCTTGATGCACTCGTAGACGGCACCTACAAGGGGCTTGTCTCCACCACGCAGACGCACGGGGCGAATCCCGCCAACCCCCCGGCGAATACCGGCGGCGGCGCAATGACCAAAGATCAGATCATGGAGATCAAGGACAGGGCGGAGCGCCGCGCGGCGATCGCTGCAAACATCAATCTTTTTGAAAATAAGAACGGAGGCTAATTATGGCTGCTGAAACTAATCTGATCAAGAAAAATGACCTCGCCCGCGTGCGCGAGATCGAATTTACCGAAATGTTCGGTTACTCCATCAAGAAGCTGATGGAGGCACTGGGTGTGACCCGCAAGATCGCAAAGCAGGCTGGAACTGTTCTCAAGAGCTACAAGGCGACCGGCACGCTCGAGAGCGGCGTTGTGGCCGAGGGTGACACCATCCCCCTTTCCCACTACAAGACCGAGGCCGTGAACTACAAGGAGATCGCGCTCAAGAAGTGGCGCAAGGCTACCTCTGCCGAGGCGATCACCGACCGCGGTTACGATCAGGCGGTGGAGATGACCACCGACGAAATGCTCAAGGATGTGCAGAAGGGCATCCGCAAGAGTTTCTTTGACTTCCTCTCGACCGGCACCGGCGCGGTGAGCGGTAAGACCTTCCAGACTGTCCTTGCGCAGGCGTGGGGCAATCTGCAGGTTCTTTTTGAGGACGACGAGATCGGCGCGGTCTACTTCATGAATCCGCTGGACGTTGCGGATTACCTGTCTACGGCTAACATCACCGTGCAGACCGCATTCGGCATGAGCTACGTCGAGAACTTCCTCGGTCTCGGCACGCTCATCATGAACGCCAGCGTCCCCAAGGGTAAGATTTACGCCACGGCAAAGGACAACATCGTCCTCTACTACATTCCCGTCAACGGCGCGGATCTGCAGGAGGTCTTCACCTTTACCACCGACGCGACCGGTTACATCGGCATTCATGAGGAGCCTGATTACACCAACATGACCGCATCGGACACCGTCATTAACGGCATGGAGCTGTTTGCCGAGCGCATTGACGGCGTGGTCGTTGGCACCATCGACAACGGCACGCTCGGCTCTTTGACGGTCACCTCTGCCGCAGGCTCCAAGAGCGGCGATACCAAGCTGACCGTTTCTCCGGCAAAGGCCGCTGCGGGCAACAAGTATAAGTACACGTCCGGCGCCTCTGCCGCAACCATCGCTTACGGCGACAACGTCGCCGGCTGGAACGATTGGGACGGCAAGAGCGACCTGACCATTGCGACCGGCCAGAAGGTGACCGTTGTTGAGTGCGACGGCAACTATCATGCGCTCAAGTCCGGCAGCGCTGACGTAACGGCAAAAACCTGATAGGGGGGCAGCGTAATGCTTGAACAGGTCTTACGGCACTTGAACAACTGGTTCCTTGTGGAGATCCACGAGGGCACGTTCACCGTGGAGAATGGCAGCATTACGCTGCCCTTTCTCCTGACCAATCAATATTTCCGCATCGTCGGCTCTGTGTTTAACGACGGCCTGCACAAGTATCCGGCGGTTGACCTGACGGATGAAACATTTACCGGCTCGGTGTGGGCGCTTGCGGTGCCGAAAGCCGTAAGCGATCTTTCGGTTGAGATCGAAGCGTGGCAGGAAAAGAACGGAGAGGCCGCTGCAAGCCCGTATCAAAGCGAAAGCTTCGGGGGCTACTCCTACACCAAACGCAGCGCAGGAAGCGACGGCGGCACGTTAAACGGCTGGCAGGACGCTTTTAGAGGCCGGTTAAACGACTGGCGAAAGCTCAAGGGGGTGGAACCGTGAGTTTACTGGACGATTTTGCAAGCAAATGCGTGCTGATGGAAAAGACGCGAACGCCGGACGGCGCAGGCGGCTACATCGTCGCGTGGGCCGAGGGCGCGGAATTTCTTAATTATCAGGCGCTCGACACCTCAATGGAGGCGCGCAGAGCCGAAAAAGAAGGCGTTACGTCTGTGTATTCCGCACTGGTCAACAAGACTGTCCCCATCGAGTACAACGACTATTTCCGCGACACGTCCACCGGCAACACCTACCGCGTGACCTCAAACCCGGAAGAACGGGCTGCGCCGCGGTCGGCAGGTCCGACGATCCGGGCGCTGAAATTCTTCACCGCGGAACGAAAGGAGCTGCCGAAATGACAAAGGATAAGGCGCTCCATGCGTGGTTTTCTCAATTCCTTCCGGCATACCCAACTTCCAATGTGCCGGAAGACGCGGTGTTCCCGTGGCTGACCTATGAGCTTATCACCGGATCATGGGAGAGCGGCGAGATCGCGCTGACGGTCAACCTCTGGTATTACACCGAAAGCGAGGCAGTTCCCAATGCAAAGGCACAGGAGATCGCCGATGCCATCGGCATGGGCGGCGTGCTTGTGCCGTATGATGGCGGCGCGATGTGGATCAAGCGCGGCTCTCCGTGGTGCCAGAACATCGCGGACGAAAGCAATAAAAACATCAAGCGGCGGTATCTCAACATTACGGTTGAGTTCCTGTCGCAAAACTGATGAAAGGACAACGACATGAAATTTACCAAGATTCCTTCTGATGCGTTTCAGAAGCTTCAGATCAACGCTGGTATCCTGACGACCGATTTCACACCGGCTACCGGAACTATCGGCGAGGCGGGGCAGATCGGCGCAACGACCGGCGGCGTCAACTTTACCGCCACGCCGACCTATTCGGACTTTGGCGAGGATATCGACAACTGCCCCAAGAACATGAAGGAGCTGAAAAAGCTCGATTCGTGGGAAGCCAAGATGACCGGTACGTTTGTCAATGCCGATACCGCCATTGCAAAGCGGCTGTGCGGCGCGGCGGACATCGGAACGACCGACACGACCAAGGTCACACCGCGCAACGACCTCAAGGACGCGGACTTTGACGATATCTGGCTTGTGGGCGATTACTCTGACAAGAACGGCGAAACCAACGGCGGCTTTATCGCGATCAAGCTGCTCAACGCCCTTTCCACGGGCGGCTTCCAGCTCAAGACGGCGGACAAGGCCAAGGGGCAGTTTGCCTTTGAATTTACAGGCCACTATTCCATGAGCGCGCAGGGCACCGTTCCCTTTGAAATCTACATCAAGGCCGGCACGGCGGAGGCGTAAATGAGACTTTCCGACATTCAGGGCGAGCGCGTCTTTGACGTCATCGCGGATATCATTGACCCGATTGCCAACATTGCAGAGGACGAGAAGGCTTCCGCCATGTTCCGGCGGGAAAAGCTGCCGGAGGGCATGACGGTAAAGCAGTTTGCGACGCAGAGGGCGCGAAAAGCGCTCCCTGCGCTGCTCAAGGGCCACAAAGGCGACATTATTGCCATTCTTGCTTCTATTGAGGGCGTGAGCGTTGAGAGCTACAAGGGAGCGCTGAACCTCGTCAAGCTGATGCGCGATGCGACGGAACTTTTGACCGATGAAGCATTCGGCGCACTTTTTCTCTCAGCGCAGAGCGGGAAAACCTCTGGCTCTGCGCAGGAGAATACCGAGGGCGAAGAAGAATAAAGCCGTTCCTGCGGTACTGTGTGGCGCGGCTCAATGAGAGAGAGAAAACCGAGGCGTACCGCATCTATGTGACCGACGCGCTGCGCTTTGTGGCCGAAAACACGGCGCAATACGTGGGCGGGGACTACATCAAGGCGCGATATGCGGACATGATTGAGCCGAAAAAGCAGGACAACCGGACGTGCGAAGAGATTACCGCCGATATTGTCGCGCGGTGCGGGCTGACGGTAAAAAAAGCCGCCCCTGACGGGGCGGCGGAGGGATAGGCGTTATTTGAGAACGTATTCCGAGATCATGCGGCCAATCTTTCCGATGTCGGTATCGCCTTTGAACTCAAATTTGGCGGTAAAGCCATTGGAGAACGTCAGGACAAGCTCACTGTCGGGGATCAGCTCAACAAGGCCGGGGGTCTGGATAGCAAAGAACTGCACCTTGGAAAAGGGCATGGAGCTGAACGATTTCCGTTTTCCTGTGATGCCCTGCACGTCAACGGAAATGATGCGCTTGTTGGTGAAGATAAGCTGGTCGCGGATCGTTTTGAACGCGCAGGCGATCTCTTCGCCCGCGATCAAAAGACCGTTGACCTCGTCGCGGACTTCGGCAATGGAAATAGGCTTTAAGTCAAATGCGGAATCTTTGTTGAAATTGATCATGGCAAAACCCTCCTTTCCTAAAATTGTACTACTTAAACCTTGACTTTTCAAGGGCTTTTCACACAAAACACCAAAAAGCGTGGTGAGAAAATGAATTTATTAGACCTTTTTGTCAAAATCAGCGTTGACACGAGCGAAGTAGATAAAAACCTCGGTGATACCAAAGAAAAGGCATTGAGCTTTGGCGACGTGCTGAAAGCCAATATTGCAGGGCAAGCCATTGTTACTGGCATGAAAGCTGTTGCAGGCGCGGTAAAAAACATTGGCGAAGCAGCGATCCAAAACTACGGTGAATATGAGCAGCTGGTCGGCGGCGTGGAAACGCTTTTTAAGTCCTCTGCCGATACCGTGATGCAGTATGCCGCGAACGCATACCAGACGGCGGGCATGAGCGCGAATGAGTACATGACCACCGTGACGGCGTTTTCTGCGTCGCTGCTGCAATCGATGGGCGGCGACACGGACGCGGCGGCGGAAAAGGCAAATCTGGCCATTACGGATATGAGCGACAACGCGAACAAGATGGGCTCGAGCATGGAATCCATCCAGAACGCCTATTCCGGTTTTGCCAAGCAAAACTATACGATGCTCGATAACCTCAAGCTCGGTTACGGCGGCACGAAGGAGGAAATGCAGCGGCTTTTGGACGATGCGAACGCACTGAACGCCGCGCAGGGCAATTACACCAATTACACCATCAACAGTTACGCGGACATCGTTGACGCGATCCATACCGTGCAGACGGAGATGGGCATCACGGGTACGACACAGCTGGAAGCCAGCACGACGATCCAAGGCTCTATCGCGTCGATGAAAGCGGCGTATGACAACTTTATCACGGGGCTTGGCGATGAAAACGCCGACATGTCGGAACTCATCACGAACCTTTTGGGAAGCACCGTGACGGTTGCGAAAAATCTTCTGCCGGTCGTAGAGAGGATCCTTGAAAACATCGGCGTTGTGGTGCAGGAAAAAGGCCCGGAGATGATCGAAAAATTTGTCTCCTATGCCATCGACAAGCTGCCGGACATTATCAAGCTGGGCCTGCAAATGGTCATTGCGTTGGTCAAAGGGCTGGCGCAGAACCTTCCGCAGCTGGTCACAGGCGTTTTGAATATGGCGGCAACGATCATTAAAACGTTGGTCGATTCCATTCCTGACGTTATCGAGGTCGGCAAGGACATTGTGCGCGGCGTGTGGGACGGCATCAAGGCGATGGGGAGCTGGATCAAAGAAAAGGTGTCCGGTTTCTTCGGCGGCATTGTGGATAACGTCAAGGGCGTTCTTGGCATTCACTCTCCGTCCCGCGTGTTTGCCGGGATCGGCGAAAACATGGCGCTTGGCCTCGGCGAGGGCTGGGAGAGCGAATACGGAACGATTAAACAAGGCATTACAAGCGGGCTGGACTTTGGAACGGCGACGGTAGGCTTTGCCGATTCCGGCATCGGACGGTCGAGCGCGGCCATCGTCAACAGCATGAGCGTGAGCACGGAGGCCGGAACGACCACCCTCAACCTGATGTTCCCGGACGGCACAAAGCTGGCGAGCTATCTGCTTCCGTTTTCCATCAAGGCGGCGGCTGCGGCGGGCACGCCTATCGCAAACGCGCAGATGGCATAAGGAGGCGGCATGAATCAACTCATTTTAGATACCGGCGGCTATGCGATCCTCTTGCCGGAAAGCCAGAAGGGCGGCTATACGGCTTATGAAGAGCCGCTAAGCGTTGACCTTGTGATGCTGCCGGGGAACATGGTTCGCGAGCTGCGCGGGACGGTGTGGCGCGTGAATTACCAGTACGGGTATTTTACCGACGAGGAGAAAAATAACCTGCTTGCGGCGTGCAAAAAGGGGAGAAATGAGCCGATCTTCTGCGCGTTTCTTCCGCCGAACAGCACGGAAATGATTTCGTCCGAGTTTTTTGTGACGGCATTTGCCTCGCCTAAATTTATGTGGAGCCGCGAGGGAAAGCCGATGTGGGGCGATTTTTCCGTCGAGCTGCGGGAGGTGACGCCGCATGATTGATGCGACCTCCGCGTTTCGCTCGGCTATCGTCGGGAAAACAAGGCGCATCTACCTCAAAGCGGTGGTGGACATTTCCGATCCCGATATGACCATCGGGACGGTCACGTCAAGTGGCCTTGCGCCGTGGTCGAAGCCGGCACAGCTGACGGACAAGGACATTTCCGCGCCTCCGCGCTGCGCAACGCTGGAGAAAAATCGTTGGTTGCTGGATGGATCGTTTGCGGTTTTCCCCGACGACTATCAAATTGCGGGCGAAATTGGAACGGCAAGTGAGGCATTGTCGGGCGCGGACGGAACATTTTCTACTCCGGTATGGACGCAGCTGTCATTTGCCAACGTCAGCGTTTTGCAGGCGTGCAGCATTTTCTTTTCTTCCGACCCGCTCGACGGTGTACCGGAGGATTTTACGGTGGATATCATGGTCGATGGCGTGTCGTATCATACGGAAACGTATACCGGGAACACGCAAAGCGCCGTCAAGATATCCGGCTTTACGGTCTACACGCCGGATGCGATCAAGATCACTGTGACCAAATGGAGCCTGCCGTACCGCAGGATGCGAACCGTAGAGATCATACCGGGCTACTACGAGCAATGGAGCGAAAATATGCTGGCATCCTTTTCCGTGCAGCAGCAGGGAGACGTATCTTGCCTGACGCTACCATACGGAATGCTCAAAATGGCGATGAACAACAAGAACCGTATGTTCGAGCCGCGGAGCAAGTCCGGACTGTTCCAGAGCATCGAGGAGCGGCAGGGCGTGGAGGCCTACATCGGCGTGCGGCTCGCGGATGGTACGGTGGAGTATAAGCGCGTGGGCGTCTTCTACCAATACTCCGACGGCTGGAAGACCGGCGACAACGGCCTGACGATGCAGTGGGACCTTGTGGACATTATCGGGCTTCTCGCCGACCGCGCGTACCTCGCGCCGACGGTGCTGCCCATCACGCTCTCTGGCTGGATCGCCTCACTCGTCGCGCAGCTCGGCACCAACTTTGCGGACCGCTACACGGTGGACGCGGACTATGCCGACCTCGCGGTCACGGCCTCGAGCCGCGCCGCGGTGAGCGGGAAGAAGTGCGGCGACATCCTGCGATGGGCTTGCATGGCGACCGGCACATGGCCGCGCGCGGACGCGGAAACGGGCAAACTCGCGGTGGAACCGCTGTGGAACCAGGGCAGCAAGATCACGCTGGAAAACCTCGTCAACTACCCGGCCATGAAGGCCAACCAGTCCCTCGCGTCGCTCATTTTCCATCTCTCGGACGGGACGGAATATGTGGTGTCGGGCAACTCCACGAGCAGCGAGAAGACCGTGACCATCGAGAACCCCTTCCTGCACACGCAGGCGCAGGCGCTCACGGCGGCGCGGCTGATCCTCTCGTGCTACGGCGGCAACCAGCTGGAGCTGACCGGGCGCGGCGACCCCGCAAGTGAGATCGGCGACGTGGACACCGTGTGGCTCGACGAGAGCAGCGCGACCACGGCGCGGCGCATCTACCAGACGTTTCAATTCTCTGACGGCGTGCTGCAGGGCTGCCAAAGCAAGCTCTTGCAGGCGGACGGCTCGTATCTCTACACCGAGCGCGCTGTCTTTACCGAGAGCGGATCGTGGACGGCCCCGGCGGGCAAAACGCGGCTGCGCGTGATCCTCGTCGGGCACGGCGGCAACGGCACGGATGGTGAGGACGGAAATTTTGACCGCGCGGGCAAGAACGGCGTGGACGGCCTCGGCGGCCTTGTGTGGGCGGACACCATTCAGATCAACGAGCAGCAGACCTTTGCCATCACCATCGGAGATGATGCCGTATTCGGCCCTTATTCTTCCGCCAACGGAAAGCGCTACCCGAACGGCTACTCGGATATCCGCAGCGGCGACAGCTTTGCCCGCGCAGGCGTGGCCGTGCCCAAATCGGGCACGGGCGATGGAGGCAAGGGCGGCAGGGGCGGCAACAAGGGAGAAAAGCACAGGGAGCCCAATTACGACCTTGACGGGAATCCCATTGGCAGCTACACAGTTATTGACGTATATCCGGGACCCGGCGCGCCGGGTGCGGCAGGCGCAAGCGGCTGCGTGGTGGTGTATTGGGACAAGGAGGAGAGCGCATGAGCGAGACTTATCCGATCTTGATCCCAAAGATCCTTGCCGCGGCGTTTGCTCCAAATCCAGCCGACATCAACACCAAAACCCGGCTTACCGTCACCGTGACGGAGGAGACCGTCTACCTCGAGCCGACAAAATACTACAGCGGCGAGATATTCGCCGGGGAGGTCTAAACTATGGCGATCCAAAAAGTCCAAGCGATCATCAACGGCCAGAGCTACACCCTTGCGCTCAACAGCGCGACGGGCAAGTACGAGGCCACCATCACCGCGCCGGGCAAAACATCCTACAACCAGTCCGGCGGCTACTACAACGTGCAAATCAAGGCGACCAACGACGCGGGTACCGTCGGCACGGCGGACGCCTCGACGCTTGACGGATTAAAGCTCTACGTCAAGGAAAAGATCGCGCCGGTCATCACGATCCTCTCGCCGTCCTCCGGGGCGTATGTCAGCAACAGCAAGCAGCCGGTCGTGTTCACGGTCACGGACGAGACGGACGGCTCCGGCGTCGATCTCTCGACGCTCGTGGTCAAACAGGACGGCGCGGCGGTCGCATCCTCGGCCCTCGCGAGCACAGCCATCGCCAACGGCTATCAGGTGACCTACACGCCCGCCTCGGCGCTCGACGACGGCAGCCACACCGTCACCATCGACTGCAAGGACCACGACGGAAACGCCGCGGCGCAGAAGTCCACCACCTACACGGTCGACACCGTGCCCCCGACGCTCAACATCACCTCGCCGACGGACAACCTCGTCACGGCCTCGCAGAGCCTCACGGTGGCCGGCATCACCAACGACGCGACCTCCTCGCCCGTGGAGATCAAGATCACGCTCAACGGCGCGGATCAGGGCGGCGTCACGGTCGGCGCGGGCGGCGCGTTCAGCAAGGCCATCACGCTGGCGGAGGGCGCGAATACCATCGTCATTACGGCGACCGACGCGGCGGGAAAGGTCTCCACGGTCACGCGCAATGTGACGCTTGACACCTCGGTGCCGGTCATCAAGTCGGCGACCATCACGCCCAACCCGGTCGACGCGGGCGCGACGATGGTCATCGCGGTGGAGATCGAATGAGCGCGCAGGTTCTGAGTGTCTCGCTGCCGAGCGAGATTATCTATGTGAGCGGCACGGTCAACGGCACGGCTTACACATGGACGCTCATCAAGGGCGCGTGGACGGCTACGGTCGAGCGGGCGTCGGATGATACCTACGCCGTCGCCCTCACCGCCGTCACCGCGGCGGGCGTCAGCACCAACTACGCGCTCACGCTCTACTACGGTCTTTTGAGCCTCATCACCGACCGCACGCGCGCGGACGTGGCGAATCAGACCGACAAGGGCTTTTACAACGCCTCCGACCTCAATCGCGTGGGCGCGGCGGTGGAGTACATCGCGGGCCGCTTCGCGGCGCTCGGCTATGCCTGCCCCGTGACGGTCAAAAAGGACTGGCTGACGAGCGACGCGCCGACCGCCTCGCAGCTGGAGACCTATCGGCAGAACATCGTCACGCTGCGAAGCCGGATCGCGGTCATGGCGTCCACGCCGGAGGCACCGGCGAGCATGGCGGGGCTGAACTACGTCAAGGCCAACAACATTGAGCAGATCCTGCTCGACCTCGACGCGCTCATTACCAACATCACAAAATCATGGTACATCTCCGGCGAGCTGTACGCCGGAGAGGCCTGAAAGGAGACAATATGCAGGACAGAGTATCTTTGTACCCCGGGCGCGTGAAGTTAGAGCCGGTCGCCGGACAGGCCAACACCTACGACCTCACGCGCGCCGACCAGCCCACGCAGGAGGGCACGCCGCTGAACAAGGCAACGCTGCTCAAGGACACCACCGCGGCGCTGTACGGCCTCAGCGCTGATGCCGTGCCGGACGATGCATTCTCCCTGTTGAGCCGCTTCCAAAAGGGACTGGGCAATGAGTATTTGTGGGAGAAAACGACACCAGAAGATGTGCCGCGTTACACAGAACAAGACCAAGCGGCTCCTAATCAAACGCTTGGTGAGTTTAATACGCCTGTCTATTACTCTGATTCTTTCACAGTATCGGGTTCTGATTTTGTGCTGACAAATCCAAGTACGGTAACGCCGCCCCCCAGAAATATAACATCGCTAGATGTCCTTAAAGGCAAATACTTTATTGTCAAAGCCACATCGGGGAGAATATTAAGTAAAATGCCGGTTACTGCTTCTGTTGTTGAAACTCCGTACGGCTGGGGCTTGTCCGCTCGCGTTACATATACGGATGCATACATTGAAACTGTTGCAACATCCTATGGCTACGTAAATAGCCCAGACCCTAATGCATATCCTCCTGCTGTATCCGACGGATATACCTACATAGCACAGGGACAGGTAGGCATAACGACGCAGATTGCAACTGGCCGCTACACAGGCACAGGCACCTATGGAAGCAGCAATCCGAACAGTTTGACATTTGATTTTGAGCCTAAAATGGTTATAATCTGGCGCACCTCTAGTCCTTCCAGTAGCTATGGTTTAAGGCCGTCCGCTAGCTCTACTGCATGGGATTACTCTATCTTCTATGTAAAAGGGCAAAATAAATGCTCTACGCGTAGTGGCAATACAGATTACGTGCAAGAAGTGTCCGTAAGCGGCAACACCTTTTTTTGGTACACGTCCTCTAATACTGCGGGTGGACAGCTGAATGAATCCGGTGTAACCTACAGATATTTTGTCATCGGCTGAAAGGAGTGACATACTACGAAAATCATTGAAATCGCTGCTCTGGAAAACGGAGCGCACAGAAACCAGACAAGCAACATGCCTATTATTCCTGACGGCTGGGCGGTCATTCCTGAAACGATGGAAACGCCCAATTTCCCGTTTGGCGAAGTGACCACAGAGGAATTCAACGGCGTTATGACCGTGACAAGCTGGACACCCGGAACCATGCCGGAGCCTGAACCAAAGCCAGAGCCGGAGCCCCCCACCACGGACGAACGCATCGCGGCGCTGGAGAAACAAAACGACCGCCTCGACGCGCAGGCGACCTACACGGCCATGATGACCGACACGCTGATGGAGGGCTGAAATGAAAGAAAAAATCGCAAGATGGTACGCGCAAGGGCTGTGGACCGTCGGCATGGTGCGCAACGCCGTGGAAAAGGGCATCCTCAGCGCGCAGGACTATGAGGAGATCACCGGCGAGAAATACGCCGATGATAAATAAATTTTGAACAAAGAAAAGGAGAACAAAACTATGACTACTACTCGTATCGCCTCTGACGGCAAGCTCATCGAGGTCACCAACACCCCCGCGGGCCTAAGCGAAAACTCGGGTGTCAAAAACAGCATCGTGCAGCCCGTCATGGCGCGCGACCTTGAGCGCGCCGGCACGGAGATCTATGTCGCCCCCTGCTACAAGCTCACCTACGACGCGGACGGCTACTGCGTCAAGATGACGACCTGCGCCATCCCCGAGGACGTCGCGGAAAAGCTCGCGGAGCTGAACAAGTAAAAAAGCCGCCCGGGTGGGCGGCAAATTGACAAAGCGCGGCGCGCGTGGTAGAATGAGCGGGCCGGTAAGAGCGTGAAACAGGTTGTTCCCCCGAAAGGGGGTGACCGCATGAGCACAGAAGCGACCATTGCGTTACTTATGCTTGTGATTGCGGCGATCAAGTTAGGCATCGACCTAAAGAAATAACCGCCACCTGAGAGGCAGCGGCTTTCCTTTCGACCTTAAATCGATTAGGGGGAGCGACAAGCACCTCGCCCGTGCGCCGCTCTTACTGGCCTTAGTATAGCACCGCGTCCGCCGCTTTGTCAAGCACGACAAGGCGGCTTTTTTCGCGCCGCCGGAAAGAGAGAAAATGCCTATGAACTTATCGACCGTTGCATCGACCTGCTCGGAGATCACGGTCATTCTGGCCGCGCTGGCGATGCTCATCAAGCCGCTCCGCAGGAAGCTGCTGGGGCTGGACAAGCTGACCGACGCGCTCAAATGCCAGCTCCGGCATGACATGCTGCACACCTACTACCGCCACAGGGAGGACCACACCATCCGGCAGTACGAGCTGGAGGATTTTCTCTATCTCTACCGCGGCTACAAGGCCCTCGGCGGCAACAGCTTCATCGACCGCATCAAGTCGGAGATCGACGAGTGGGAGGTGATCTCGTGAGAGACGTCAAGGGTTCGACCAGCGAAGAGATTCGCATGATAAAGGCCATCCAGCGCTCTGTGGGCGCGCTGGACAACGGCTGGATCGGCAACCAGACCTTGAGCGACATCGCGGCGAAGCTCGGCGCGGACTGCTGGCCCCTCAACGTCGAGCTGTACGGCCAGCCCTGCATCATCGCGCGGGACATCGAACCCGTCAACATGAGCGGGCCGCTGCCGCGCAACGCCATCTCGGGGAGCTTTAGCTGGCAGGGGCAGCCCTGCTCCATCCTGGTGCGCGGCGGCCAGGTCGTGCGCGACTGGAGCTGCCACTATCCCCGACCCGAGAGCGTGCTCTACAAGACGCGGGACGGCGCGGTGCGCATTGCCCGCGTGTCTTCGGCGGCGGCGCTGGGCGGCGTCGTGTGGGCGGTCGGGGGTATGGGATTGCTCGGCAATTATAACCCTGCCGCAGAAGGCTTCACAGGGGCGTACAGCGACGTGCTGCGCAAGACCAACCATACCGTCCTCGGCTACAAGGGCGGGATGCTCTACGGCGTCTACTGCCGCAACATGACCGCGCAGCAGGTCAACGCCTTTTGTCGGGACAAGCTCAAGCTGGAATACGCCGTCATGCTCGACGGCGGGCACGTCGCCGCCATCAACGGCGCGTGCAACAAGATCAACACCAACCAGCGGCAGTTCTATGCCGTGCGGTTTTTGTAAAGGAGGGGAAAATGCAAAATCGACTTGCCAATCTACTCACAGTCAAGAGTATTGTGACCATCGTGCTGACGGCGGTCTTCTCGGTGCTCGCCCTGCGCGGCAGCATCAGCGGGACGGAGTTTTTGACGATTTTCACGACCGTCATCGCCTTCTACTTCGGCACCCAGACCGAGAAGCGCAAAAATGAAGAGGTTTCTTGAGACCCTAACCGCGTGGGAGGGCGCGGTGCGCGGCGACGCGGTGCATAAGCAGATCGTAGACGCCTACAACAGCTATCTCCCGCACCCGCGCGGCTACAAGCTGACCTACACCGACGACTACTGCGCGGCGATGGTGTCTGCGGCGGCGATCCTCTGCGGTTTGACGGAGGTGCTCCCCGTCGAGTGCTCCTGCAGCGAGCAGATGCGCTGGTATCAATCGCGCAGACAATGGATCGAGGACGATGCGCACGTTCCCCAAATCGGCGAGCAGGTTTTCTACCATTGGAACGACCGCGAGGACTACGCCCTCACGGACTGCACCGGAGCGCCCAACCACACGGGCATCGTGACCGCCTGCGACGGGCAGAAAATCACGGTGTTCGAGGGCAACAAGGGTAAAGCTCACGAGTGCGGCTATCGGACGTTGGAAATCAACGGGCGGTATATTCGCGGCTTCGGCGTGCCGAAATACCCAGCGGCCAAGACTGTGCTCACGCGCGGCAACAAGGGCAAGGAAGTCAAAAAAATGCAGGAATTTCTCAATGCCTGTGGGTACGAGCTGGATGTGGATGGTTCATTCGGCCCCGCGACGCAGAAGGCGTGGGGGGGATATGTTTACACATACCTCGAAAAAATTCTAAAATAACGAAAGGAAAACGGGCGGGAGGCGTGCCTCCCCTCGCGTGAGCGCTCTGCAAGCCCCGGCGCACAGCATGGACAAGCAGCACCGAGCGATCCGGGCAAAATTATCCTCTATGGCCCCGCGGCGGGCCGTGGCATACATTCGGTCCTTTGAGCTTCCGCCCGACGAAATGGCGTGCCTCGTCGAATGCGACGTGCGGGGCCGCTCCTGCGTACAGGTGGCATTTGAAATGAACCTGTCGCCGGATACGGTCAAAAAGTATCGCCGAAAGGCGTACCGCAAAATCGCATCGGAAGTCTTTGAATAGGGAAAGAGCTTCACCAAACGGTGAGGCTCTTTTCCTTTATGGGGGGTATGAATGACGCATGGAGCACGTCGTGACAAAAGTAGCATATTCCATCAGAATTTGCAAGCGCAATCGTTCGACGAATTTCGCCGTACACTTTTCATCCCCTTTCCCGGCACTTTGGGAAAGGGGTTTTCTTGTACCATAGAGGCAGAAAAGGAGGTGCGCTGTATGTACGAACGGCTTTTGGCATTGGGCTTCACCGAGCAGATGGCGAGGGATATTTTGGTGCTGTTCCCAGAGCCGGACGAGCTGCGCACCTATGTCTATTTCGCGGAGCTGCTGCATGTATAGCTATTATAATCCGTCGCCTTATGGCAAGAACGTGGGCGACTGCACCGTTCGGGCGATCTCCAAAGCGACCGGAAAAGACTGGGGCGAAACGTATCTCGCGCTTGCCATACAAGGCTACTTAGACGGTGACATGCCTTCGGCCAACGCGACCTGGGGCGCGTATCTGCACTCCCTTGGATATCGGCGCTACATCGTGCCGGACACCTGTCCTCTTTGCTATACCGTCGGGCAGTTTGCGGACGAGCATCCGGCAGGCACATACATTTTAGCCCTGTCCGGTCATGTGGTGTGCGTGCAGGACGGGACGATCTTTGACTCGTGGGACAGCAGCAATGAGACTGTGATCTATTTTTGGGTAAAGGAGACTGAATGACATGGCTTTTAATCCGTACTATCAAAACCCTTATTATCCACAGCCGATGCCGGATAACCTTATGCAGATGCGGCAGCAGCAAATGATGCAGCCCGCTCCGCCTCCCGTGCCGCAGAATCCTGTCGCGACCGGCGGCGTGCAATGGGTGAGCAGCGAGCAGGAGGCGAGAGGGTACCTGATCGCGCCCAACTCTGCCGTGGCGCTGTGGGACAGCTCCGCGCCGACGGTGTACCTCAAGCAGTCCGACGCAAGCGGCAGGCCAACGCTCAAGATTTATGACCTCGTAGAACGCGCAGAAACGCCCCGTACAGCACCGCAGGAAAAGAGCGTGGAATTTGTCACCCGCAAGGAGTTTGACGCTCTGGCGGCGCTTGTTGGCGAATTAAAGGGCAAGAAGAAGCGCAAGGAGGACGAGGACGATGACTAATCCGTTCATGGCCGCGCTGGGCGGCGGGCAGGGACCTATGGGCAACTTTGCCCAGATGGTGCAGCAGTTCAACCAGTTCAAAGCGAATTTTAAGGGAGACCCCAAAGCGGAGGTCGAAAAGCTTTTGCAGAGCGGCAGGCTGAACCAGCAGCAGCTCAACCAGCTTCAGCAGATGGCGAAGCAGTTTCAAAGCCTGATGCAGTAAGCATCAACATAAATCAACATCGTGGCCACGATTTGATGAATAAAAATTTTTCAAAGGAGTGATACTATGTCTCTTTCTGACGGCGGCGTTCAGGCCACTATGCCTGTTGCGCCAACCGGCATGATGAACAGCGGCTTTGGCGGCTTCGGCGGTGATGGCGCGTGGTGGATCATCATTCTTTTCCTGTTTGTGTTCTGCGGCTGGGGCGGCAACGGCTGGGGAAACAACGCCGGCAATTCCGGCGGCGTGGTCGATGGCTATGTGCTGACCTCTGATTTTGCCAATGTCGAGCGCAAGATCGACAGTGTAAATCAGGGCCTTTGCGACGGATTTTACCAGCAGGCGCAGCTTGTCAACGGAACCAACATGGCGATGGCAAACGGCTTTGCACAGTCCGAGCTGTCCCGCGCAAACCAGCAGGCGGCGCTGATGCAGCAGCTCAACGCCATGCAGATGCAGGCCGCTAATTGTTGCTGCGAAAACCGTGCAGCTATCGCCCAGGTGCGCTATGACATGGCGACGCAGGCGTGCGACACGCGCAACACCGTGCAGAACGCCACACGCGACATCATTGACGCGAACAACCAGAACAGCCGCGCCATCCTCGACTTCCTGACGCAGAGCAAGCTGTCCGACCTCCAGACCGAGAATCAGAATCTGAAGCTGGCGGCATCTCAGGCCGCGCAGAACAACTATCTGATCTCGCAGCTGCGTCCGTGCCCTTCGCCTGCCTACATTACTTGTAACCCGTGGGCGGGCAGCGGTTACGGCGGCTGCGGCTGCAATCAGGGCTGCGGCTGCTGACAACTGCATAGCATAGCTTCTCGGTCACCATGTCGGTGACGTTACCGAGATGGTCGGCCCCGTGCCGATACTGACAACAACGCGGCGGGGCTATTGCCTCGCCGCTGTATTTTTAGAAAGGACTGAACTCATGAAAACGATTGACGAGCTGAAACAAGAATTTGTAGACCATCTTGCTGCTATGGATAAGTCCGAAATGAGCATGGTCGAACTCGCAAACTATGCCGATCTGCTGCATAAGGCGGACGCTCTTTTCAAGCCAAGCTATACAGATGTACTTGCATCCGGCTTCATTCCCCCTTTTGCGGCAACTACTTGGAAAAAGGAGGAGAAGAAAAATGGCTGAATATAGTAATTCCACTATTGTTTCTGTTGCTGCTGGGCAAAACGTCCCGCTGACCGAAACGGCGGTCAACAGCAAGCCCTGTATCGTGCATCGCCAGGGCGCAGGCATTGTCACGCTGCGCGGCCTCACCAATCAAAACCGCGCCCTGTTTCGGGTCTCCTTTGGCGGCAACATCGCTATTCCCACCGGAGGCACGGTTGAGGCCATCACGGCGGCGCTTGCCATCAACGGAGAGCCGTTGACCAGTGCAACGGCGACTGTCACGCCTGCGGCGGTAGAGAACTACTTTAACATTTATGTTTCCGCACAGGTCTGCGTCCCGAAAGGCTGCTGCCTGACGGTCGCAATGGAAAACACCAGCACTCAGGCCGTCAACTTCGCCAACTCGAACCTGACGGTTGAGAGAATCGCGTGAAAGGAGAATGGACATGAGTAAGAAAGCAATGTATGAGCTTCGCAATATGCTGTGCGACGAACTCGACGAACTGGCGCGCAAGGGCGATCTGGGTGCGGGCGACCTTGAGATCGCGCACAAGCTAACCGACACCATCAAGAACATCGACAAGATCGAGATGATGGAGGACGACGGTTATTCTCGCGACGGAGACTATTCGCGTCGCTATTCCCGCGATGGTGATTATTCCCGCGGCGGCGACTGGCAGGCCGATATGCGCGGCACTTACGGCAGGGGCAGCTCCTATGCTCGCCGCGGCACGCATTACGTCCGCGGGCACTACAGCCGCGCCGACAGCATGGAGCACCTGCGCGAGCAGATCAACGACATGATGCGCGAGACGGACGACGACCGCGTAAAGGAAGCGCTGCGGCGTGCCGCGAGCTTGATGGAGGAATAAGGGGGTGCGTCCCCTTGATCGACGAAAACGAGGTCAATCTGTGGATATCGCGGCTTGAGACGGAGGAATCGAGTTGGCCCAATTACCAGAAGCTGGCGGCGCTGTACATCATCCAAAATCAAAACGCGGCCAAAGAACCGGAAAGACCGATGTTGTATTCGGCATCTCCGGCGCCGGTCAAAGCCTATGCGTCTGAAAAAGTAGGCAGCTACGGCGACAGCGATTTTTTGCAGGCCGTCTCCGACATGGCCCCGGCAAGAGCGTGGGAGGTCATGGACGAGCTGATGGACAGCCTTAAAATCGTCAACGAGCGCGTGTACAACAGCGTAATGCGGAAGCTCGAAAAATGAGAATACCCCCGTCGTAAGGCGGGGGTGTTCTTTTGGGCATAATTAACCTTTGGGAACACCAAGGGCAAATATGCCTAACGGGGCGTTACAAAAAACGCGCCGTCGTCAT